TTACCCTGTGGTATTCCATAATGTGATCCATTACGAGCTTTAGGATTCCAAGCACTCTCTTTACCATAGAGTATTGCTAGGCATTTATATTGCTTATAGTCATAATGTAATAAATGTAGAGCATATTCTTTGTAGCTTACATATTGCATTGGTTTAGATCCACCTGCTTCAGGCATGAAGCATAGAGCTATCCCAATAGCTACTAGCACCCCCCGAGCTATCCGCCTAAGCGGCTCGGGTTGAGCCTTTGAGAGGCTCTGCCTAGTGAGCGTACCATTGATGTCAAATCCATTTGTAAAAGTCCTGTTCAGACCGCGTGTCGTTCTCATGATTACCCCCTGTGGATAACTTCTGTGGATAACTATTTGTCCGTACTGTAGAAGCCCTTACCCTTAAATACTGCTGGAGTAGCTGCTATTAACTTAATCATTGGCTCATTGCAATAGGTGCATGGGATTATTGGTCTATCGTGCCATCCGTGATAGATCTCTTGACTAAGATTGCATCGTGTGCATTTGTAGTCGTAGGCTGGCAAGTTAAGCACCTCTTTATCATGTAAGACCCACAGCCTGTGCAGCGGTCAATGTCTGCTTCTGTGGGTTCGCTGGTTAGATGACCATACTTTAGTTGGAGCAATGGTAAGAGATCCTCTAGACGGATGATGGCGGCATACTCACGCGCATCTTCACCTTGTCCGTTGAGTCTAATAACTCCGAAGCCTAATTCCCCCGAAATGGCTGTCCGAGCTTTCAGTTGTTTTAAGTAAGCTAGAGGTTGAAATCCAGCGCGGGCTTTGACTTCAACATCGAACGGAACATTAACAACATCCTTACCATTACCCCTTCCCACACATGCGCCTTGCCATACAGTCGATAGGTACTGTGCGACAACACGCTCTGTGCGGAAACCTCTATGTTTCCTATGCTGTGTCATAGGTGATGCTTATTCTCACAATTCTTGCAGAAGAATAGAACTGCACCATCGTGGATGCGATCATACTCATTGACCTGTGTAAATGAATCACAATCAGAACAATTCTCTACGCCACCATAACCGCTAAAGCTGTACACATGGCGATCAACTGGAGATCGATAAATCTCGTCAAAATTGAACTTAGCCATTGACTGTGCTGCATTTCAAGCATTGCCATGAAACTGTACCATTGACAGCATCCTGTGATAAATCAACCAGATTCTTAATCTGAACTGGCTCATTGCATAGCTGACATGGCACGAAGGCTGACATTAGATCGACCCACTCACCATTTATCTTAATTCCGATGTTTCCCATTAAACTCTCGCTTTCTGTGGTTGCCACTTACCATCTGATCCAAGCTGATACCAGACAGGCGGACAGTCTGACTTAACTCCACCTGCGTTCATTTGATTGCATTGATAACCGCCCCAAGCACGACCATTCTTCTCACCTTCGCGCCAGCGCATCGTGCCATGAACGCAACTTGGTGACTCAGCAGCTTCACCTGTGCCAATAATTGCGGCAACTGTTTCCATTGCTTTGTCAAGTGTGACAGGCGCATCAACAACCTTGTTATACTCATTGACAGGTGTAGTCCAATAATCCTGATCATCTGCCTTGACTTCTTGAACAGGTGGCTTAACTGGTTTAGCAGCTACTACCTTGCTCATTTCCTCTCGGCTTGGTCTCTTTCCTTTAGGCGCATAACCTGCATTTGCAAGTGCTCTGCCGATTGCCGAAGTCTCGCAATTCTCCAATGCTGAAGTCTGATTAACCCCTCGGCTAGTAACTGTTTCTTCAGCGTACCCTGTCGCCCATGCAACGCTATCTTCAGCATTCTTAAATAGATACGCCTTAACAATGTATCGAGTAGCCTCGACAACTTCCAACTCAGTTGAAATGCGGAACGCTGGATAGTCCTTAATAAACTTTTCAAGTCTCACCTCTACTGGCTCGTAATCGGCTAAATTAAACATAAAGATCATTTTCCTCTGTAGCTAGTTGCCCTGCGAGTGCGCCATAACTGCAGAGATCGACCCAGTTGTCGATGTGTTGGGCTGATTGATTAGTCCTTGCAAGTTTAACGAGCACCATGATCCCTGCCACCTGATAGTCGTGTATCGGTGTTTGTAGGTATGCTGAGAGCAGCATTGCGGTGTGTTGCAGGTTATCCGCAGGGTGACCATACGATAAGCCACGATCACGGATCGTGTCGGTGGCTGTGAGTAGGATTTCATTGGCTTTCATTCCTGCCCCTTGATGCTACGCCCACGATGATAACCATCTCGCACGCCCTTGTCATAGCTTCTACGCTGAACATCAAAGATTGTAATGGCAAAGCCAATCAACATTCCAATGATGCAGATTAACAGCAGCTTGTCTGTGTTTGACATTTCCGAACCTAACTGCCCCAATGCCCTTGATTGGTGACAGACTTAGTGTGACAGAACTGTCCGACTAATCAAGCACATTCTGATAACGAAATGATAACAATTATCTGGCTCGCCCGTAGGTCTTTCCAGCCACAATGAATGTGCCATCTTTTTCGATGTGGATAAGATCAACCTGAACCTTAGCCTTGTTCACATAGATGATGGCGAATGCCTGTTGCCAGTTAGCCACGCCTTTAGTGTAAGCAGCTTGCTTAAAGTCCATCAGATTGCCTACCTCGACACCATGTAGGACACGCCCTATACGACCCCCAGAAGCCTCTGAGAAGGCTGATCTGCCTGCTCTGTGGGTATGACCTGAGATGACATTCTTTCCATGCCTACGAGCCGCCTCTAGGGCTGATAAGCCCCCCTGTGGTTTGATTGGTGTGTGATCCCCGTGGACTGCAATCCAGTTAGGTGCAATAGGCATAGGGTTCTTATGAAAGGTGATACCTAGTTCATCGAACTTCATAAACTTCTCAAAGCGCAGCTCTGGCAATGCCCCGAACGCTGGCACTTTAGCCATAATGATGTTATACAGGCGATCTGTGTGATTACTACGAATGCAATCTGTTACACCTAACTCCCAGAGCAAGTCCACAGCTTCATTGCGGTCATCATCTAGAGTCTGGGCATAACTGCCCATGCGACCTTCTTCCCACTTGCTTATCTGTGGAAGGTCAATCTCATCACCTATAGTGACTACTTGATCAGGCTTAAACTTCTTGATGAAACTAGCAAGGTTACGGGTTGCAACCCTGTCATGGTAAGGGACTTGCAAGTCCGAGACTACGACAATTCGCTTAATCGTCATCCTCATCTTCATAGTCGCCGAACTTCTCTGGATCGACAGGATCTGGCAAGATCCAATGTGGATAGGCTTGGGGTTCAGTAATCATGAACATGGCTATGTCCTCTGCAAACCCTGCTCTTTTAAGCGAGCAAAAGTACTCATAAAGCCCAATGCAGTAAGCATCGAGTTTTGAGTAACCTTGTTCCTCTAAAGCCTTAGTTGCTTTTCTTGCCATGATTAAATTATCGCTCTAAGAGTATGTTATAGATCTCATCGACACGCGCATGGAGTCGCTTAATCTCTGCAAGCAGGTGAGTGATGACAAAACCAGACAAGCCACCGAGTGTAACTAGCGTGGCAATGTAGAGCTGAAAGAAATCCGTCTGGCTCACTTTTTATCGACCTCGTCAATCGCTGCTTCTAGCGCATCAACAATGATGTCTGCTGCTGACTTACGAGCGCGGTATGACTTGATGGCTTGGCGTAGTGCAGGAATAGCAGCAACACCAAGAATGCCAGCAATGATGAGAATTAGATTGTCCATTAGTTTCCGCCTAACATAGGTACTTGAAAAAAAGCACCATCATTGTCAGCTTCTTTCTTAAAGCTAACATGCATGTGCTTAGTGTGTTTGTTAGCCCCTGTGTATTTGCGCCACTTCCAGTTAAGGATGCTGGAGCAGATTCGTCCATCGTAAATGATGTAACTAATACGCTTGTCTGCTTTTGACTTGGACAAGGTACGAAGCTGATCAGCAAGATCTCCCATGATGTCTGGCTTTCCGCCCTTGAATAGGTCTTTGTCCACATCAATGGCACGAACCCAACCCTGCTCATCAGGATTATGATCTGACTTGCGAGCAGCGTGTCGGGTATCACCGATCCAACCATCCGATGTGCGGTCACGATCTGGGAACGAATCATCGAACTGTTCGCGTAGCTGTATCGCTGCCTTACTTAGTTTCGGCTTCATCGATCACACTCGGTGTGGATTGTTCCGCTTGTTGTGCTTCGTAGTGGGCTTTAGTCATTGTCGTAAATTCTCCGTTGCCTCTGTCAATAAAGGCGTATTCAACGACTTCCTCGGTGACTGAATTTGACATTTCAATAAAGGTTACATTGTCCATTTTATAACTCCGCACTAAAGGCTACATAAGCCGCTGTTGTATTGTTCAAAAGAATTCGGTATTGACTTCCAACAGTTAATCCAGACGCAACAACTATTGCAACCGAAGGATTGACCTTTCCAGCCACGCCAGCAACTGTCAAGCCTGTCACGGGAATTACTGTTGCGCCCCCGTATAATTGAAGCGATAAATTTCCAGCATCTGCAACTGTTGGAATTATACGCATTTGAACAGGAGTTGGAACAACACCTTCAGCATTTGTTGTTGTCCAAGCCGTTACCATACTTAGCATTTCAAAACCACCTGCACTTTGTGCGCGGAAATAGTAACGCTGACAAGCGGCTAATTCTCCTTGAAGTGTTCCTGTTGCAGTCTGGAATGGTGTTGCCTTTGAGCCTGCTTCAACCTGAACACCCCAAAGATCAACAGTAGTTGTTGCAGAGATTGGGAGTGTAATGTAAAGAGTTAATGATGAACCTGTGCCAATTGTCTTTCCTGAAATGCTTGGCAATGTTAATGAATAGCTAAAGCGTTGCCATGATGAAGTCACAGAGTTGTTTTGACCTGCTCCACCAAAGACTGCACCCGATCCGCCTGAACCAAACTCTTGTAAAAAGTTCATTGAAACAGTTCTTGCGCTGTCTGCCTTTGCCCAAAATGAAACTGTGATTGTTTGACCTGCAAAAGTTCTAACATCCTCAATTTTTTGATAAAGATTCCATGAGGCTGTAGTGGATGCATTTGTCATAGCAGCGCGGAAAAAGTAAGATGATTCATAACCTGAAACAGGTGCAGTTCCCGGAGTAAATGTCTGTCGTGAGTATGTGACAGTAGGTGAGCCATCAAAGGCTACAAAATAACGATCAGCTAAAAACGCGCCAGATGCAGGGCTTGAAAATGATGTGCCACGCTGCCAGATACCAAAGTCACCATTGATAATCTTATTCTTACCAGCTTGACCAAAGCCAATGTTCCAGACAGAAGTGTCAATGGCATCGCCCAATGTGCGGATGTCCTGTGCGCCATTTTTTACAAGGCTACTGTTATCGGGTTCAGACCAGCCATAATTCGGTGATAGTGCCATTTAGGTTAGTGCTCCTGTCGCATTTGTCCATGTAAGTGTACCATTTACGCCCGTCCAGATTAGTGATGCAGGCAATACTGTTTCCCATTGAGTCGTCGATAGTGAGAAGTCTGTTGCTGAGACATAAAGAGTAATCTCCGTAAAGCTAGGCGTTGCCCTAAGTGCCACATTCTCAACAAAGCCATCGAACTGACCATCTAGCAAGTTGCTTGGCAGATTAGTGATTAGCACAGGCTGACCGAAGAAAATGCCGATAAGGGCATCAAGCATCGAAGTTGGAAGATCTGGGTTATCTAGGCGGAAGGTAATCGCTCCCAGAGATCCTCTAGGGTTAGCACGCAATTTAAGTTCTCTAGAGGCGATGTCGGTGATGTCTGCAAGGTTCTTGATGTTAGAGTCGAATGAACGCTCAAAGAGTCCGAAAGAGGCTATAGAGTCTGCGTCAGATGTGGTGTAGGTTGAAGCGTATCCTGCTCCGTAGCGATAGATAAGGCTGTTACGGATGCGAGCAATTTGAGTTGTTGATGTGATAGAGGTTGGTGTTGCATACGCGCCATCAAGGTTAGTGAAGCCATTTGCTGCGAGATAGTTAGATCTGTGGTCTGCATCATCATAGGAAACATCCCCGTCCTTTTCCTCGTATAGCTGACCGAGTGCGCTAGTGGCAATCTGGTCTGCCAATGTCTGAGACTTAGCAGAAGCATTAGCTGCAAGGTTGATCATCGTGTAAAAGCCAGAGTCAATCGTGCCGATAGATGATTCTGCAGTTTCCCATGTCTGTGTTGCTGGGTAGGTAGCCCATGTGACAGTTGGTGTGATCTCTGCCCATGAAAGGTTTAGGGCTGCACCTAAGATGGTTGCAATCTGTGCTCCATCTAAGCCTTCTGCAAGTGCTGTGTTAAAGACAGCCTTAGTCAATCGAGCTAGTGAGCCAATGCCTAAGATCGTGCCAGTCGTGACATAACCAGTTTCTTCAGGGCTACGCACACCAATGTTAAAGTCTGAAACCTCGCCACCGAATACAGTCACATAAGTGCCAGAGCCATTCTTCAATTCTAAGGTGACTGGCTCTGTGACATTGATTGTAAATGGTGCATTGTCAGCATTGATGATCTGTACTTGGCAGTAACCTGCTGTCGGTTGCCTGTCGATGTCTAAGCGACCAGATGCGAACGACACAGAGGTGACTGTCGTATAGACATCATCACCTACTGTCACGCGCCATTCTGGAAGCCATGTCATGCGATTGTTAGCGTTCCTCTGTCTCGTGCTTCACGGAGTACATTGTCAATGGCTTCTGCAATAGCGTTGGGGTCACCAATGCCTGTGTTAATGGTGATGTTCATGTCTGCATTTTCCTTCATGCGGAATCGACCCACATCAAAGGATGATCCTGCACCAATGCCTGCTGTTGCTAACTCGCGCATTTTAGCAATCTTGGCTTGTTCATCGACTAAGTTTGCAACAGGGGTTGATGCGTTAAACATCATTTCATCAATTTGTTCTTTGAGCTTAAAGTTAAGTGCCGTTCCAACATCTGTTTGCTTGCGAAGGTCAATCAAAGACTGAAGTGCTGGATTGGTAGGTACAGCAGCAGCACCATTATTTCCACCAGTACCGCCTAAAACTGGTGCTGGAGTGGTCTTTGAGCCAGTAGAAGCAAGGTTGATCTTGGCTAGTAAAGCCAGAGCAGCTTCTAGGTTAGCAAGGTTGATAAGGTCTTTAGGCTTCAGACTGTCAAGAATTGACTTGATGTCTTGAAGCTTGACATTCTGCATTCCAAGTGTACCGAGCACCTTTAGATCTGCATTGAGTTTAGCCGTTGCAGCGATGATAGCCGCTTCATCCTTAGCGGCAATGGCATCTTCCAGAGCAAGGATCGAACGCTTGACATTTAGGCGAGCAGTATCGTTCGCAATCTGCAAGACCTGTGCAGCATTTGTTGCCTTGCCTAGTTGTTCAGCCTGAGAGGTAAGAGCTGCTGCAATCTGAATCTTGTCAATGTCAAAGACTTCGTTGCCCTTGTTCAGAGCAAGGTTAGCCTTATCAATGGCGGCTGAAAGTCGCTTATCTTTAAGGATCTTAGACTGTGCTGCTGCTTGCTCTTTTGTAAGCTTTGTAACCCTAGTCTGAGTTTTTAGCACAGCGTTATCAACCTGTCCAGAGACAGTCATTGAAATGTTGCCTAGACCCTTAAAGGCTTTCGGATCTTTGTAGAAGAATGAGAGATCTTTTAAGTTGAAGTTCTCTCTAGTAATAGCAATAAAGTCGCCTGTTTCACGGGCTAAGTTAGCAATGGCGTTAGCGATTGCATCAATGCCCTTAACAACTGGATCGACTGTGCTTGATCCTGTTGCAGTTTTTAGAGCATCAACAAGACCTTTACCAATAGTCTCTTTTGCATTGTTTCCAGCAATAGTCAATTTAGCAAGTGAACCTGCATAGGTATCAGCTGCGGCAGTTGCCTGACCTGCGAATAAAGTTGCTAGACGGGCTTGGATTTCCTCGAAAGATGAAGTTGAAAGTTCTGCTCTAGTAAGTCCTACACCCAAGCGACCTAATGCCTGAGTCTGCCCCAAGTATGCCTTCTGCAAGCTTTGAGAAACTTGGGTGACTGACTTGCCCGTACCTGCCGAGATGTCTAGAGCAAGTGATAGCAATTCCTGTGACTTAGTAACATCGCCTGTTGCACGCAGTAAGCGATCCATTGCAGGGCGTAGTTCGTCATCAAGCACACCTGTCTGCATTTCAAGGCGAGAGATGTAGCCATTGACTGTGCCAATGTTTGAGCCGTAAGCAAGTCCTAAGTTTTTAAGAGTCGTGGCTAATGCTGTGGCTGCCTTGTCATCTTCTGCGAATGCCTTAACGGAAGCCTTAGCATAAGACAAGATCTTTTGTGCGCTATAGACAGCAAGCAAGCCCTTAGCAAGACCCTTGACATTCTTAGTCAATCTGTCTGTAGAAGTCTCAGCTTCCTTGAATGCCTTCTTGCCTGTGAACTGTGCGGCTATGTCAATTCTTACATCTGCTGCCATTAGCGCACCTGTGTCCTTTTCTCGAACTCAACTCTAGACTTTTCAATCGCTCTGACAACAGCTGCATTAGCCTTGCCTTGATCTTCTGCCCATGCACGAAAGATTGCGCGACCCTTCATCTTACGAGAAGCGCGACCTGCCTGCCCTGTTTCTCTTTGATAAGCATTAACAATAGGTGAAGTGCGACTCATAGCATCGATGAATTGTTGACCAGCGTTAGGGTTATTGCTGACAGATTCGCCTTTAGATCCTGACCGAATTGTCTTTCCAAAATTAGAGTGACTAGGTGCTACTACTTTAACTAATGGAGCTTGAGGTCTGCCCTGTGGATTTAATCGACCAGCAGTTTCATATATAGAGCCAGATGGTGAAGCATTAACGATGCGAGCAAGGGCGCGAAAACCTGAACGATTAGGCTTTGAAGGAGATGTTTTATAGCCAACACCACGCTTGGCTTCAGAAGATGACCAGACTCGATTACCCCAAGTGCCATTACCGCTTTTAGCCCATCCACTTAAAGGCGTGCTAGATGGAATGAACCCACGAGCCTTGACAGTAATCGGC